AGGAGAGAACTATGACAATCAAAGAGATGCAATTACATGGAGTAACGTCCATAGAAGTAAAGCAAACAAACAGTATGCAAGAAGCATTTGGTATTTGCACACGCAGAATACGATTCGAAACAAATGACGGTACTAGCTTTACTGTCATTGCATTTGCACATGATTCCGATTCATTAAATTTAATTCATCAACCAGAAGCATTAAAAGGAGAGAACTAATGCTAGACTTCCAATCAAATGATTACAATTTTCCCATCGATACACAGCCTGTGTTTACACAGGACGGTGAGGTCATACCAGATCACAAGTGCATCATACGCACAGACACAGGCAAAGCAATGGGCTTACACGGCTCACGCTATAAAGCTATACCTCATGACGATGTAGTTAACTCTATCTTAGATAGCGTCAAAGCATCTGACCTGTCTTCAGATTACGATCTAACAGTAGACGTAATGGAAGATGGCCGTAAGCTTAGAGGTGAAATCTTATTTAAAGATCTTGTTCAAGAGCCAGCAGTCGGTGACTACGTTCAGTTCAGAGTCAGCTTCTTTAATAGCTACGATGGTTCATGGTCTTTTTCTCAGCGCGCCAATGGTCTTAGACTATGGTGTCTCAATGGCTGCACAACAGCAGACACTATAGCTAACTCTAGATTTAAGCATACAGCATCACTCAATGTAGATGGCAGCGCAGCTAAGATCATCACAGGTGCAGAGATGTTCATGAATAAAGCAGAAGAGTGGCAAGCCTTTATGAAGGTACGCATTAACAGCGACCAAGTAGAGCAGTTCTTTCGCTCGACTATCTGCAAGGTAACAACCAAGCAGAAACAAGTCACCAAGACAAACGAAAAACAACTAGAGAATCTTATCTCAGGTTGGCAAGAAGAAAGCGCAACGCTAGGTCACAACAAATGGGCTTTATACAACTGCCTCACATCATGGGCCACACACACACAGGATCTACGTGCGCCAGAGGTAGCAAGATACAATCGCGAGGCTATGATTAGCTCCGCTATGAATCACAACTTATGGAACACAATGAACATGGAAAATGTTTTATGATACAGACAACAATCACAACTGACAATCTTGCTAACATAATTGCTAGATATGTACCTTGGCCTCAACAACTAGAGAAGGTAGCAGATGAGCTTGAGAAACTTAATCCAAGGTTTAACCGCAAGCGTTTCGTTGCTCTTGGCACAGCAGCTTGGGAAAAAGCAGCGCAAATACCAGAGGAGATTGACGATGAGATACCTTACTAATGGATAAGGTAGAGTGTAAGCAATGTGATGGTAACGGGTACATAACTTGGGACATACCCGTTCCTCACAACTTTGGTATAGATATAGGATACATCGATACTGATACTGCTGAATGTGCTGATTGTGCAGGTAAAGGATGGATACCACCGCACCTAGTTGTTGACACTGAGGATTAGATTGCTGCATTAGTGCAGTATGAAATCGTATTTACAACAGTTACAAAAGCTATCTAAAGAATATAATGTTTCTTTAATTAAAGCTTTTGATCAAGCAAAATTACCTTCATCAACTTATTATAGGACAGTGAAGGGACAAACTGAAATGCGATATGAAACTGCCCTTAAGGTGCATCATGTCATTGAAAGATTACACCTACTTCAGCAAACCCGTGACGATCCCAAAAGATTACGAGGTCATGGTACAGATGCTAATAGACGCAAGGTTTTCCCAAAATTTAAGCCAAGAATTGTTAGCTCGTAAGATAGGTTGCACTACGTCCATCGTTCACAAGTGGGAAACTCACAAGAGAATACCATCAGGCTTTCTATTGTTCTGTTGGTTGGAGGCATTAGGATATGAACTCAAGGTCACACCTAGGTAAGATTGCTACCTGCATAGGCTGCAAAGAAAAGTCACACTATTATGTAGCGGTACTTAAGAATTATGGTGGGTCAACCACACCTCATTGGTATGTGTGTTTGAACTGCTATGAAAATGATAACTGGCAACAAGCTGTTGATCAGAAGGGATACAAGAAAAGTATCCAACCACCAAAGCCAAAGACTTACAAACGCAAACAGTCCAAGGCTGCAATAAATAAAGCATGGGATACGATATGATAATCTACGGTATAGACCCGGGGTTTACTGGTGCTGTTAGCATATATGACAGTCAAAAAAACAAGCTCGAGTGCTACGACATACCAACATACAAAAGCCCAAAGGGTAAAACTTTAATTAATCTTCATGCACTGCTCGACATACTTACTTACTCAGATGATGATTCATCTATGGCAGTAATAGAACGTGTGAACGCTATGCCTAATCAAGGTGTCAGTAGCACGTTTAGATTTGGTCAAGGCTACGGCCAAATAGAAATGGGCCTTGCCGCGTGTAAGCTGGCTGTCCATTACGTTAGCCCCGCAGTGTGGAAAAAACACTTCGGATTAAACAGAGACAAAGGCGTCAGTCGTGGGCTTGTGACGCAACGTCTTCCACAATACGCCCATTTATTTGCTAGAGTAAAAGATGATGGACGAGCAGAAGCCACACTGATTGCTCTCTATGCAGCAGAAAAACTTATCTAAGGAGAGAGCTATGGTTAGTATTCCACTTCCATATCACCCAAGTGGAGAAAGAGTTTATTATACAGACTTGCTACAGTTTGAACGAGATATGGTTAGTCTTAGCAAACGACCAGAATTACCGTGTGATAAATCATAATTATTTAACATTAGGAGAGAACTATGATTACCCAAACAAAACAAATTAAAGAACACTTGAACCAAGGCTACCGCATTACAGCAATAGATGCGCTGAGAAACTTTAGTTGCTTTAGACTAGCCGCAAGGATCAACGACCTAAAGCAAGAGGGCTACAACGTAGATAAAGTTATGGTCGAGACTGAATCAGGTGCGCGTGTTGCACAGTATTATAATCCATCAACAGTGAGAGGCTAAGATGCACAAACCAAAAAGTATTGGCAGTCTTACTAGCGGTCAGGTGTGGGATGCTCATGTTGCCAAGGCAGCAAGCTCACCTATCCATGCCCGTGAGTACAAGAAATCTAACTATGTGTTAGATACCGATAAGGTTATGGGTGATCGTATTCGTAATGGCGAACCCGTTGGTCAGAATTATTTGTCAGGTAAGCAGAAAGAGAGGCTGCTTAAATATGGCAACGTAACAGAAGAGGACTTTGCCAAGTATAGAAAGTGACGTTACGTCACATTGGATTGATGTTACTGCACATATGCAGTAGCTATCTAATTATAATAAAAGGAGAAAGTCATGGAGCGTAAAGGTTTTATAGGTGGTTCTGACTGCGTAAAAATAATGCAAGGGAACTGGCTAGAGTTATGGCAGATCAAGACAGGCTTAGTAGAGCCAAAAGATTTGTCACGCAACATCGCAGTGCAGATGGGCAACCTTACTGAAGAGTTTAATTTAAAATGGTTTGCTGATGAGTACAATACAACCATCGGAGGCTTCCAAAAGTCTTACGAAAAGACCATCAATAAAGTGCCGGCCAAAGGTACGATAGATGCCAAGTGTGAGTCAGCCGATGCTGAGTTACAAATAATAGAAGCCAAGCACACCAACGCATACAATACTTTAGATAAAGTAATAGAGTATTACATGCCACAGTTGCAGCTATACATACATCTAGCTNATGCAGATGGTTCTTATCTCTCAGTAATATTTGGCAACAACAAATGGGAGTCAGCNTATGTCTCGCGCAACGATGANTATTTCAATTCTATGTGGGCGGTGGTGTCAGATTTCTGGGGTTACGTGCTTCGCAAAGAAGAACCAGTTGGTAATGACGAGCCGATACAACTTGGGACTGACAAGATTGAGGTGGACAACATGGTCAAGCGCGATGCCACCACAGACAACCACTTCGTTGACACGGCGTACACCTACGTCACCCTCGAAGCAGACGCCAAGGCATTTGACTCAGCCAAGAAAGACCTCAAGAACATGGTCGGATCAAATGAAAGAGAAGTTTACTGTGATAGTCTCACAATCAAACGATCCAAGAACGGATCACTTAGGATAACAAAACGATGATTGGGGTATATGCATTTGTACCAAGAGGTAAATTAACTCCAATGTATATTGGTCATTCTAAAGATGTTCAGAAAAGAATAAGAGAACACTGTAGAAATGATAGGCCATTTACTACATCATCATGGATTTTGTATCAGCCATTTCAAACTAAAGAAGAAGCATATCTAAATGAGCAACGTCTAATCTACAAACACAATCCTTGGTACAACAAAACAATAAAAAGAAATCAAATTATCCCAACCCCTTGGGAGTGCGAAAGTATTAATGATGTATTAACAGGATATGAAAATCCACCTTGGCGAACACAAAGCGTGGCAATGTCAGCTTGGTATAAATACCAAAAAGAAACATTTAAACAGGAGAACCAACAATGACTAAAGAAACACCAACAGCAATAGAGTCTTTGCTACAAGCACAGAAAGATATGGCACCTGTCAAGAAAGATAGTGTCAATCCACACTTCAAGAATAGATACGCTTCACTTGAAGCAGTGATCGAAGCTACGTCAGGTATATTCCAGAGCAATGGCTTTGTGGTTATGCAACCATGTGGCAGAGATGATCTAGGTGCGTATGTAGAAACAGTATTGCTACACACCTCAGGCCCAAGCTTCTCTAGCAAAGTTTATCTAGTGTTAAGTAAGCAAGATATGCAAGGGCTAGGCTCTGCAATTACATACGCTAGACGTTATGGATTGCTAGGCATGGCTAACCTTGGAGCAGAGGACGATGATGGCAACGAAGCAAGCAAGCCATCTACAAAAATAGCTGATAGCAAACTACCAGCAAAAACCCAATACGATGAGTACGGTCTAGCAGTAAAGACTAAACCAAATGACACTTGGAATATTTAACTAAGCAAGGAGCTTACAATGCCGATGAATACAATATCAGATACATATGACGATACTAACAAAGGCGCAGCCTTTACACCTTTCCCAGAGCAGTCACTCATACTGCAAGGCAAGCTAAACGTAGAAGGCAACGACAAAAGAGTTGCTTTAATTAAAGGTACAACAAGAGATGGTAAAAGTATTATAGAAATCTACCAGCAAGTTGGTGTTCTCTTTGACAACGATAAGAGAGACAATGAGTCTGCTCCTGATTTCAGTGGCCCGTTTGGTGAGGAGAAACGTGTTGCTGGGTGGAAGAGAACTAAAGATGGTAAGCCTTATATCTCGTTTGTCATTAGTGATAAGCAGCAAGGCGCTGCCCCCCAGCAGCAAAGCGCCTTGCAAGATGATACAATTCCGTTCTAAGATAAAGTGTATCTTCCAAGGCCCTCTCTCTTTGGAAGAACCTCCTGACTCAACTGGACCGCTTTCGGGCGGTCCTTTTTTTTAAATAAAAGAGGCTCACATGAATGATAAACAAATAACGCAGTGCATCAACGCTGCTGAGATGGGGCTTACTCAAGAGCAAGCTTCAGAGTTACTTGAAATACCACATGGCTTAGTACAAGCTTTAACTAAAGAATTTAATATACAGTTCTCATGTCTTAGGAGAAAAACAAATGAAAGAAGAAGCAGCAAACTTGAATCAAGAAAAGGCAACTCAACGGGCGCTCCGTTTATTGAAGCTTATGGTGGAAGAAGCAGCAACAAGCAACAGGCCACGCCTCGTTCAAAGGCTACAAGAACTAGAAGCACTAATAGAAATGATACAGAGAAACTCGACTATAAAACCCTAGAAAAATTAATAGCATCAGGTAAAACAAAACAACAGAAATATGAAATAGGCTATTCCTATATCTTCAAAGAACTCAGGCAAAGAGAACACGACACAGCAAAGGGGCCAAAGATCCCTGTTCAAAAGATACACTCGGTAGCAACAGCATCATCAAGATCAATCAAAGAACAACGGCAGCGGTCACTAGTAAAACGCAATGTAATCATGGACTGCTTTACCAATGGTCAACATATGTATGCTGAAGAAGTATCCTCGATCACAGGTAACAACATACGATCATCAAGTCAGATGCTTGACCTCATGTACAGAGATGGAACTTTAAATAGAAAACGTATNCAGTTNAGCCACAGAAAGAAAGATTCAGTTTATCTTTACAGCAAGCCATAATGTTTTGGTCTGTTTTAATCCTGACCTATTATGTTGAAGAGCATACGATACATTCAAAGATCTACTTCAAAGATATAGCAACCTGTCACACAGCAAGTGACATCTACTATCCCTTTATCTCAGAGCAGTACGAATTTTCTATGTCCAGATGCAGAGAAACAGATCTAATTCACAGTGACTTTAAACAAAGACCAAAGCTTAGACCATAAGCTCAAAGTGTGGGCCATCTATGAATGGCCTACGCCCCTGAGTTCTCCTTGTATCTATATAGCTATTCATTGCATCTTCCATTGTGCCATTAAAGTAAGCAATGTTTGGAACAGTCCATGCTGCTCCCCAACGGATAGGAATATCAACTTCTCTAGCAGACTCAGACATAGCGTCAGCTATATCGTCATATAGATTAAGTTCCCATGAAGCACGTGACCCAATGTAAGCCATTAAATCTACAGCGTGACCATCAAGATGTTTAGACTTCATTGTTTTAGATGCGCCCTTTGCAACAAGATCTTCTTGTTCTTTACGGGTACGCATCCCACAGATAACACCAAAGTCTATTTTAGATTTATGAATAGCTAACTTAACTACAGTTACAAGCCGTTCATCTACACCAATAAGCCTATCCATACTGCGAGTTGATAGTTTAAATGTCATTTTTCTGTCCTTATGTTTAAACAGGCTACAGCAATTCCGTTATGTGTTACCATAACTTCAGCACGTTTCCTGTTCTTCTCACATTCAGCACTGCTTTCATATACAGCTAACTGAAAATAATCTACGGGTTGCCCAGATACTAATTGAATCCAGACCAAAACCCACATCACTTGCTTACCTTCTTAACCTTTTCGAAGCTACGCATACCAGCCAAGCCAAGCATACCAGTTAGCACTGGCATCATTACACTCATGTCGGCCTGAGGTATAACGAAACCAAATCCTGCACAAATTGGAGAGATAAGAAAGTTAACCATTAAACCGAGAACACAGACGTAGCCACAGAGAGGACGCCACGATGCTTGAAACCAATTTCCCTGTGCCTCGGCCTTGTTTACTTCTATCTGTGCTAACATGGCCTCCTGTGCGTGTCTGTCAGCCATCGTAGATATGTCATGCGCTAACTGTGCAGCCTTGTCTTTATCTTGTACAAACTTCCCGACAATCTCTGTTGCTGGGCCAATCAAACTTGAAATAATACTCATTTTCTACCCATCCATGCT